CGCTGGGACGGCACCAGCGCCACCAAGACGCTGGTCGCCGGTGCCGCGTCGAGCGCCGTGGTCGCCACCGACACGCCGTCGTGGGAGATGTTCGTGCAGCTGAAGGCCTACGCCAAGGATCGCTACATCCGCGGCATCAAGGAGAACGGCGGCGCGGAGACCTACCACGCCTTCCTGACCCCGACGGCCATGGCCAAGCTGAAGATGGAATCCAACTTCATGCTGAACCTGCGTCACTCGGTCCAGAAGGACAAGAACGACAGCCTGTTCACCGGCTCGTCCATCCGCATCGACGACATCTACCTGCACGAGTTCCGCCACGTGCCGAACACCTCGGGCGCCGCGTCGGGCTCGAAGTACGGCGGCGCCGGCACGATCGAAGGCTCGCAGGTGCTGTTCTGCGGCGCGCAGGCGCTCGGCATGGCCGACATCAAGGCCCCCGAGTGGAACGAGAAGGGCTTCGACTACGAGAACTCGCAGGGTATCTCGATCGGCAAGATCCTCGGCTTCAAGAAGCCGGTCTTCAACTCCATCTACGAAGCCAACACCGCCGAAGACTTCGGCGTCGTGTCGGTCTACGTGGCGAACTAAGGAGCACTCGACATGAAGAAGCTCGCTTCGCGCACCGCCCAGTACCCGCTGGTTCAGGAATTCGCCTTCAACTTCAACGACTGGGTCATCGACTCGGCCGACGGCGCCAAGAAGACTCTCGGCTCGACGGTCGCGCTGTCGACCGATCCCGGCGAATCCGGCCTGACCGGGCCGGTGGCGAACACCATCACCTTCGACTGCATCCCGCTGCCGCCCGGTGCGGTGCTGGCCGGCGGTGAGCTGATCATCGAGACGGCGTACGCCGGCTCGACGGCGGCCACGATCACGCTGGGCATCGCCGGCTCGCTGACTTCGATCCTGGGCTCGACCTCGCTGATGGCCGCCGCGAACACCCGCACGGCGCTGCTGCTGACCTCCGCGCTGGGCAACCAGAGCGGCCAGAACGTGCGCGCGACCATCGCCTACACGGTGGCCAACGCCACCGCCGGCAAGGCCCGTGTGCGTCTGATGTACACGGTCGACGGCCGCGCGCAAGAGACCCAGGCGTCCTGAGCCTGATCTGAGCCGGGCCGAGCGGCCCGGCTCTTCAACCGGAGAACCTCATGAAATTCGTCATGTCGCGTGACCGCGTGGTCGTGTCTCGTCTCGGCCGCTCGTTCGAGTTCAAGAAGGGCGAGGCGCTGCATGTGCCGATCATGTGCTGGGACGAGGTGCAGGCGCAAGGTGCCGTGCCCGAAGAAGAGCTGCCCGAGCCCGAGGTGAAGGTCAACGCTGTGCCCGAAGGCGCCGAACGCGCCGCCAAGATCGCCGAAGCGATCAAGGCGATGGTGCTGCGCGCTCAGCGCGAGGACTTCACCGCGAGCGGTGCGCCGCACGCGGCCGTGCTGTCCAACGAGGTCGGCTTTGCGGTCGACGCGAAGGAACGCGACCTGGCCTGGGCCGCCGCCCAGAACGACGCGGGCTGAACCCATGAGCCGCCAACGGTCCGCGCGAGCCGCCATCGCCGCGGCGGCTCTGGCCTTCCACATCTCCGCGCATGCGGAGACCGTGGCGAAAGACCCGCTCAGCTACCCGCTGAAACAGTACGGGTTCATGTTGGGCGTCGCGCTGTTCGGGGGCCTGGTCAGCTGGCTCGCGAAGGTGAAGAAGGGTCAGCTGCACGCCTGGAACGTCATGCACCTCGTCGGAGAGCTGGCCACCAGCGCGTTCGCTGGCCTCTTGGCCTTCTGGTTGTGCGAAGCGGCGGGCCTGGCGCTCTCGTGGACGGTCCCGCTGGTCGGCATCGCCGGCCACATGGGGACTCGAGCCATCACCGAGATCGAGAACCGCGTGCAGAAACGCTTCGGCGCTTCGCCCGACGGGGACGACACGAAAGGGTAGGGCGATGATCGACTTCACGACCGCCATCGAGCGAATCCTCGGACACGAGGGCGGGTACGTGAACGATCCGCGCGACCCCGGCGGCGAGACGCACTGGGGCATCTCGAAGCGCAGCTACCCGCACCTGAACATCAAGGCGCTGACGCGCGACCAGGCCAAGTGGCTGTACGAGCGCGACTTCTGGCGGCCGGTGGTGCTGGCCTCGGTGAACGATACCGCGCTGGCTTTCCAGATGCTCGACTCGGCCGTGAACCACGGCATGAGCAACGCAATCCGCTTCGCCCAGCGCGCGGCCGGCGTCGCAGATGACGGGGCCTGGGGGCCGGTCAGCAAGGCCGCCCTGAGCCGCATGGACCGGCACGACGCGCATCTGCTGTTCATGGCCGAGCGCTTCGAGTTCTGGGCCAAGTTGACGACGTTCGATGCGTTCGGCCGCGGCTGGACGCGCCGCGGCGCGCTGAACCTGCGCTATCTCGCGAAGGACAACTGACATGGACTGGAAAGAAGTCGCAGCGCTGGTCGGCAAGACCGCTCCGATCCTCGGCACCCTGCTGACCGGCCCGGCCGGCGCAGCAGTCGCCGTCGGCGGCATGATCGCGTCGGCCCTCGGCACCGGCAACACGCCCGATGAAGTGGCCGTGGCGCTGACCTCGAACCCCGACGCGGCCGTCAAGCTCAAGCAGATCGAGAAGGACCGCCAGGTCGAGCTGCAAGGCCTGGCCGTGCAGCACGCCACGGCAGCGCTGGCGGCCGAGACCGCGGCGATCCAATCGGTCAACCAGACCATGCAGGCCGAAGCTGCGGCCGAGCACTGGCCCACCTACTCGTGGCGTCCGTTCATCGGCTTCTGCGTCGGTGTGAACACGCTCGCTGCCTCGATGCTGGTGCTGGCGGTGTTCGTGCCGATGATGTTCGGCAACTCCCAGGCGACGCTCGCGATCGCGCAACTGCCGATGGTGCTGGGCGCGCTCGCGGCCATCAGCGGCGTCGTCATGCCCATCCTCGGCATCGCCTCGTGGTATCGCGGCAAGGCCCAGGCCGACCCCCAGAACAACGCGCCCTGGCCGGGCGCACGGGGCTGAGCATGAACCGGATCGAGAGCGTCGTTCCTCCGGTGGGTGAGGGCTCTCGTGCGGGGCCGCATTTCCTCGCTACCCAACCCACCACGGTGCCGGCCTGCCTTACTCCGGGCGGGCCGGTGCCCCCGCAAGGGAGCGACCAATGAACCTCGCCGGCCTGCTCGAAGCGTTCCGCGAAGAAGCGTCGGACACGGAAGCGCCGTATCTGTGGAGCGACACGGAAGCCTGGCGCTACGCCGACCAGGCGGTGACGCGTTTCGTCAGCGTGACGGGCGGCATCCGCGACGCCGTGAGCCCGCTGACCGACCTCGTGCTGCCCGCTGACGCGCCGGTCGTCGACATGGACCCGCTGATCCTGCGCCTGCTGAGCGCGAACGACCCGCTGCGCGGTCGCCTCACGGTGATCAACAGCACGGACCCGATGGCGGCGCTGCGCGTTACCAGCGGCGTGACGCGCTACCTCGTGATCGGCGAGTCCGAGAACAGCGTGCGCCCGATCCCGGTGCCGATCGTCGACCAGGCGCTGAAGCTCGTGGTGATGCGCCTGCCGCTCAAGTCCATCGTCGACGAAAGCTCGAAGCTCGAAGTTCGATCTGAGTACGTGCCGCATCTCCTGTTCGGGATGCTGGCTCACGCCTTCCGCAAGGACGACCCCGAGACCTACCAGCCGGCGCGAGCCGAGAAGAACGAAGCCCGCTTCGAGGCGCTGTGCCTGGCCGCGAAGGTCGAGCTGCAAGGACGCAACCGCGTCGCCCAGCCCATCCAATACGGAGGTCTCTGATGCCGGCCACTTCTGAAGATCTGGTCGTCGAGCAGGGCAAGACATTCCAGCGTGTCGTGCGCTGGGAGACGACGCCCGTCGTGTACCGGCCGATCACCGCGATCCCGCAGACCGCCCCCGCGACGCTGACGGTCACGGCCCACGGGATCCCCGACGGCTGGAAGGCCGCGGTGATCGACGTGAAGGGGATGACCGAGATCAACGCGATTGCGAGCCCGCCAGCGTCGAAGGACTTCCGGCGCGTGACCGTCGTCGACTCGAACACCGTGCAGTTCAACGAGATCAGCGCAGCGTCGTTCAAGGCGTACCGCTCGGGCGGTTACCTCGTCTACTTCACGCCGGTCACGCTGACCGGCTTCGTCGGTCGCATGACGGTCCGCGACCGCATCGGCGGCGCCGTCCTGGCCGCTCTCACGACCGCTGATGGCGGCGTGCTGATCGACGCCATCAACAACACGATCACCTTGGTGATCCCGGCCGCCGACACGGCGGCCTACACGTGGAACCGAGGTGTCTACGACCTCGAACTCGAGTCCGCCGGCGGCGTCGTCACGGCTCTTCTGAGCGGCGCAATCACTCTCACCAAAGAGGTCACGACATGAGCAAGAGCAACACCTTCGAGAACGATCTGCTGCTGCTGATCTTCAACAACACCGACATCGCCCTCATCGGCGACGCGGCCGGCATCCAGAACAGCGCGGCGGCCGGCTCGCTGTACGTGGGCCTGCACACCGCCGACCCCGGCGAAGCCGGCACGCAGTCGACCAGCGAGATCTCCTACACCGGCTACGCCCGCGTCGCGGTTGCGCGCTCGGGCGCTGGCTGGACGGTCACGGGCAACAGCGTGAGCCCCGCCGCGGCCATCACGTTCGGCGCGATGACCGCCGGCGCGGGCGGCACGGCGACGCACTTCAGCGTGGGCACCGATGCGTCCGGCACCGGCAAGCTGCTCTACAAGGGCACGGTCACGCCGAACATCGTGGTGTCGAACGGCGTGACGCCGCAGCTGACGACCGCGACGGCGATCACAGAAGACTGATCGAAGATAGATCGCAGCGCGCTCGCACGAGCGCGCCGATCAAACTGAGGTAGCCCGTGGCGATCACTGCGCGCGTCGTCGTCAACTTCCACGCCGGGAGTGCGTCCGTCACGGCCGTGACGGCGAACAATTCCACGTCGAACTCTTCCGGGACCATCTTCTCGGACTTGGTCGACGTGAATAACGCCGCCACCGGCTGTTCGTTCAGTTCGCCTAGCGGCCGGGTGTGCGACACCGGGGGGCGTGCTGGCTCCGGCTCGACGCTCTACCAGCAGATCAACACGAACATCGCTTACCGCGATGTGAGCGGCACCGAGGTCCACCAGTACGTTCTCACGTTCCCTTCGGGGCATGGCGCGGTCGATCTGCTGGTCTTCAGTGCGACGAGCTATGCGGGCCAGCAGGCGCTGTCGATCGATGTCAACGGCACGACGGTCACTGGCCACGACGCGTCGAACCAGCTCGGCGGCAACTCGGCCGCGGACCCGGTCCTGTTCTCCAACGTCAGCCCGGACGGCTCGAATCAGATCGTCATCACGATCGACAACGCGAACCAGTTCGCGGTTTTCAACGGGCTGATCATCGACCCTGTGGCGCCGCCCATGTCGGCGTCCGGGGTCGCTGTGGCGACTGCCTCTGGCGGTCTCACCACACAGAGCGCGCTCGCTGCCACGCCTGCTGCTGTCGCTTCGAGCACGTCGGCGCTCTCCACGCAGATAAGGCTCGCGAGTTCGATCAGCGCGCAGGCCACCGCCGCCGGTGCGTTCGAGGCGGCGTTCTCGGACAACTTCGAGGCGGGCGGCAGCTCGCTCGACGGCTGGGACATCTTCCAGCCGGCGAACGGCCCGACCCCCTCGCGCATCGGTGGGCGCTATGACAGCGGCTCGATCACGGCGGTCGGCAGCACGACGTGGTTCAACGGAGACCGCGGCGTCGCGGTCTGGAAGCTGCTCGATTTCCCGGCGTCGGGCCAGCCCGACAAGGTCGTCATCTTCTACAACGTCGGCGTCGGGCCTACCGCCACACCGACAGCTGAGCTGACCTTCGCCGGTTCGAGCCACTACGCCCTGGCCGGCGCAGTGGTGCATGACTCGAACACCTCGAACATCAACTACGAGTTCTTGGTCATCGGGCATCGCGGCGCCGACGGGCAGTACACGCTGGAGACCAAGACCACCACCGGCGGGTCGTCTCAAGTCTCCGACGTGGGCGACAACGCGGTCGGGACCGGCATCACGCACGCCGACCTCCGACTGACCCTGCGCGACGACAACACGATCCGCTGGGCTTACCGCGCGCCAGGCGGATCTAGCTGGACGCAGATCAACACCACGGGCACGCCCGGTGTGTCGCACGGCGGTGGCTTCACGTTCAGCAGCGGCAGCGCCTACGTCGGCTTCGTCTCGTACGCCTTCAGCGCGGTGCCGGCGGCCTTCCGCGGCGTGGCCGACGCGATCGAGCTGGTCGGCGAAGTGGCGGTGCCTCCCTCAGTCGGCGCAGCTGCCGGCGTCGCCGCGCCCACGGCCGTCGGACGTTCAACCGCAGCAGCGGCTGGCGCCGCGGCCGGCGCAGCCGCGCCCACCGCCGTCGGCCGAGCGTCCGTCGCCGCCGTCGGCGCAGCTGCCGGCGTTGCCGCGCCGACGGCGACCGGCCGGGCCACCTTCAACGCCGTCGGCGCGACGGCGGGGGTCGGCGCAAGCACCGCCACTGGCCGGGCGACCGCCGCTTCCAGCGGTGCCGCGGCGGGTGTCGGAGCACCGACGGCTGTCGGGCGTTCGACCGCAGCAGCGGCTGGCGCAGCGTCGGGCGTTGCTGCCGCCGCCGCAGCCTCCGAGGCCGGTGCGCCAGGTCAAGGCGTCGCCGCCGGTGCAGGCACTGCGGCCGCAGTTGGCGCAGCCCTGAGCGCTGCTGCGGGCGCCTCTGCGGGGGTCGGCGCGGCAGTATCCACTGGCAGCGCGACGGCCAGCGCACCAGGCGCTGCGGCGGGCACGAGCGCAGCTTCAGCGGCTGGCGCGGCCAGCACG